GTCCCATCAAAATTCTGAACAGACAGATTTGAATCACCGGTGTAGACCGTCAGCTGGTCAAATCCGAACGACAGCTCCGGCATCCATCGATCCGCAACCAGCTCATCCCACCAATGCATCAGCCACCAGAGCGGCTTTAGTGCGCTGTAAAGCTGCTGGCTATGCCGTGCATAGGTGAAGAAGGTTGCGATCGACTGACGGTCATCCTGACGAAAATGCGCGGCATCTGGCGTAATCAATTCAAGGGGTAGGGGATGCTTGAATCGAAACACACGCCGAGCGAGTCGCCCAATAATCGGCGCATTGCAGACCCACAACAGCTTGGCTTGATGCTTCTCAAACCAAGCTGGGTCGAAGGCTTGCCAGTGTCGCGTTGGTTGCGTCATTAGACCAGCCGGAAGATTTTGTTGGTGCCGTTGTCGAAGCTCACTGTGATATCTCCGCCGTTTGGCGTGATCGGTAGACCGGTCGACGCCGAGTCAATCACCGCAATCAATGGCGAGTTGCTGGCCGTTCCAGTGTCTTTGTACAGCACAAGCTGTGTCACCTGTGCTCCAGTCACGGCGGTAAAAGTGACGTCTGCCGCGTCAAACGTGCCGCCAGTAACAGTCTTGCTCCCCAGCGTCTGCGGAGTGCCAACCACATTGGTTCCCAAGGCCGTGTAATACTGATCACCATTAGTCGCCGTGTTGCGACTGTATCCAGCACCCACCAACGCGATCTTGATTGTGTCCGTGTCAAAGTCGATTGATGGCGACTGGCTGAGCAAGCTCTGTTTTGCGAGTCCGTACATCTCTGATGCCATATTAAAATTCTCCTAAAAGATCTCTACGAAGCACGGAACGCGCTTCACCATTTGATCGATAGTCCTGAACAAATTTGCTGACCATCACCCCAGGCTCAGTCTCGGCCCGGATTATGATCACTTGCGGCTCACTGCTGCGCCGTCCTCCCTGCTCAACCACGGCCGACCCTGCTTGGCGATCCTGGCCAAGGAACATCGTGCCATTCTGGCCACTACCACCGCCGCCAATCGCCGCGAGTCCCACCGATGCCGCTGCTGCAACTCCAGCCACAACCCCGTAGAACTTGGCCGCGGTGAAATGCTGTGCCGCTGCAACAAAGTCCATTCGTGCATTGGCCGCAAAACCTTCTGCCAACTCAAAGATCGCTTTGACCGCAGATTGTGCAACCACTGCGCTGATGATTTGCGCGGCCAGTGCCTTGAATGCTTGGCCACCAATTCGTCCGGTCAAAATAAAGTTGGCGAGGATCTGCTGTAGTCCATTAGCCACCGCGCCAAACGCGTCAACCATCATTGACGAAAAATTGCCAAGCTGCTGAGAGACGCTGGTAATGGCCTCTGATGCCGACGCGCTGATCTGTCCAAAGATACCTGCGCCTTGATCCGCTGCAGCCTGACCTTGCACGCCAAAGATTGACAATGCCGATGACGGGTCAGCCGCGAGCGATTCCATCCGCTGCCGCTGCCCCTCGGCAAACATCGCCTGCAATGCCTGGTTGAGCCGCATCTGCTGATCATGCGTGGCTTGCGCCTCGGCCCGGATGCGCTCCTCAGCGGCCTGCACTCGCGCGACTCGATCCATCTCATACGCTTCTTCTTGCGCTACACGCTGAGATTGCAGATCAAGCAACTTGCGATTTGTCGCCGTGGCTTCCTGCTCGAGGTTGCTCAGCTTGATATTCAGCACACGCTCGGCCAACGCGCCTTCTGTGCCTTGGGCGATCTGCAAGCGTACCCGAAGGATGTTCTCTTCGATTCGTCGCTGGGCGTCGATAATGCGTGACTCTTCGTCGGCCAGTGCCGCGATCCGCAACTGTTCGCGCTCGGCCTCGACACGCTGCTCCTGCGCTCTGATGTTGGCCAGATACTGATCATAGATTCGCGCGACGGCATCGCCAGAAGGCAGATTGACCAGAGCTGGCCGTGGAGCAGCCTGTCTTCCCGCGCTTTCTTTTTGCTTTGCTTCAAACTCTTTGCGCTTCTGTTCGCGCATCTGTTCAAATTCAAAATCAGCTTGAACATCTGCACGACGTTGCGCATCAGCTTGAGCTTTGCTTTGCGCTGCTTGATCCGCTGCACGTTTAGCATCTTCTTCAGCTTTGACCGTGCCTGGCATATACACGCGCCGGAACTGGTCAATGACACTGCCAAAGTCCATCAAAGATTTCAGGTCGGAAAATGCTTTAGCAACCTCAAACGAAATTGTGTAAGCAATGCCTTGCGCTTTGATCTTCAGAATGTCGAGCTGCTTGCCAAACTTGTCAGCGGCCTCTACCTGCTCTTTGGACAACTTGACGCCGAACTCGTCTGCTTTATCAATCAGGTTTGCGTAAGAGCCATCCATCTCCTTCATTATCTTGAGGAGATCAATGCCTTTTTTGCCAAACAGCTCTGTAGCCAATGCGGTCTTTTGTGACCCGTCCTCGAGACTGGCCAGCCGCTCGATGGTCTGGCGAAACGCTTGATCCACAGATCCGTTAAGATCTACGCCAAGTGCGCGAAACGTCGCCACCATGTCCTCGTTGCCTTTTTTGGCGGCTTCAATTTGCTTCTGAAATACAACCGTGGTTGAAGTAAGAGACTCGAACGATTCGCCAACCAGTGCAGCACCTGCATTCAATCCTTGCAGCGTATCAATCTCGAGATTGCTCACGTCGGCCAGGTCGTTTAATGCTCCCGCATAATTGGCTGTTTGTAGAGCGGCTGCGGTCAACGCGCCTGTCACCGCGACCGCTGCACCTGCTACGCCAGCCATTGCCGCCGCGCTGCCGGTCAAGTTTGGGATCATTCCCGCCGCAGCATCACCGATTAGACCAAATTGCCCCACAAATCCAGCAAGCTGATTTCTTGCCGCATCGCCAAACGTGTTTGATAACTGCTGACCAGTATTTCTGACCTGATCACCAAACAGGCGAAAGCGGTCCCCCACTCGTGACAGTTGCGCCGAGGTCTCCGCGGCCATTCCCTGGACGACGCCTTGGAATAGCTCGAGCTGCTGCCGAGCGTCCATCGAGTTGACATCGATTTTGAAGAGCAGTCCTACTTGGTCACGGTCTAACGCCATCGAGTATTACCTGCCTCTCACCACCGTTACCCCACATTGCGGCCATCCGCTCATCTTCCCACTGTTGAAGCTTGACCGCCGCGGCATTGTCGAAGTCGAATGCCACTCCCGCATCATCCAGCCGCAAGAGCTGGCTCGGCCTCGTTCCGAACTTCGCCGCCGTCATCGCTATCGCCAACAAAGCCTCCCCCTGGTCGTTTCTGACGAAACCGGCGCAGCTTCTCGGGCTGCACCTCCCCTGTCTCAGTCTTCACCGGAACGCCAGGGCTACCTGCTTGCACCCAGCCGGTCAGGAAACGAAAGTCTTCAGCTTCAAGCTCGGACAGCAGCAACACGTCCGAGTCGTCAGACTTGATTGCCACCCGTGGCTCTACACAAGAATAGACCACCGCTTCGGCCAGAAAGTTCAATCCCTCGATCGTCTCCTCTGGCGAGAATTGCACGTTGGCATTACTGCCGCCCTGCTGCGCCTCGAGCATCGCGCGGAGGAACGATTGCGGGATACGTCCAGCCGCCATCCACAGATCAAGCGGTGGACGTCGCATTGTAAACACTGCGCCAGACGGTAGAGTGATTTCTCCGGTCAACTCTACTGTCTGGCGTTTCTGTCTGTACTCACTTGCTCTCATTGTAGCCTCTCAATGATTGCTGTTAGTTCGCCGCGCCCTGATGCCAGAAGTTCGCGATCTGGTCGCCAGTCGCACGCGTGGTAATGGCCAGCCCGTTGAACTCAAATGGGGCGCGGCTCTGATCCTTACGCGTCACGGTGAAGTTGAATCCAGCTCGGTTGAAAGTCTTATAGAGCTGGACCACCCACCACTGGCTACTGCCGCTGATGTCCTGACCAATCAGGGCCACGCTGAACGTGCTGATGGTCGAGAGTCCACCGATGGTCAACTCTTCGTACCCGGTAGACGTATTCGTGTTGACGTTTTTCGTGCCGCCCACGGTCATCTTCTCGAGCAGTGACCAGTTAAACACCTGCAGGAACTCGCCTTTAAGCGTGGCTCTTTCAGTGATGATGCGCGAAAGGTGCGGAGCGGTCAGCTCATCCGATGAAAAGTCCTGGATCTCGGGGACATATTCGAACGTCGTGCCACCAACAGTCATACCAAGATGGATGGCGTTGGGATTGGCGACATCATCCGGGGTGCCGTCAGTGTGAAGGGTCATTCGCGCACTCGCTGACGGAACCGCGACATTAAGCCACACGTCAGCAGGCCCGAGAATTATTTCATTTGCATCGTAATTCTTTGCGGTTCCGGCCATGGTTATTTCTCCTTCTTCGTTGAGGTTGCCTTGATCAGATCCTTGAACGGCGTCGGATCAAGAGAGGGTCGATAATCTTTCTTCTCTTTGCGCGGATCAAAGTAACCCAGCTCACGCGCAATCGTGCAATACATCTCTTCACCAAGTGCCTCGTGAGTCCACGGCAACGGAGGAAGAGTCATCGTCATAGCTTTTTCACGTGCTGTCATTGTTATCTCTCCAACATTTGCACCGCCAGAATTATGCGAGAATCCAGACGGTAAATTGTGTCGTTTTGCCGAAGTATTCCGAACTGATGCTCCGTCACTTCCCACACTGGCTCTGTCACCGTCGACGTGGTGACACCGCCCAGCAGGTCGGCAACGGTCATCGTGCGCAACACTCGGTCAACTGCAAGCGTATATTTTAAGATGGTCCGCTGAAGCGTGTAAGCGTCGACGCCATCCACCGCGATGTCGATGAAAAACTCGATCCGGCCTCGGATATGCGAGTCATCGTCCGACTGCTCCAGCTGTTCATTGCTGGTCGAAACAAACAGAGCGGGGAAGTTTAGCACGATCGGGGTCGGCGTCCGGAAGTCCGTAAAATCACGCAGTGTTGCATCAATTTCCGCAATCGCGGTGGCCGTTGACGCTTCGAGAAATGCTTGGATGTTGTCCAGTATCCGAAGTCCGAACTCTGCGCTGTACCTCGTAGTCGTGTATGCCATTACTCAGCCCCCGGTGTGAGACGTGCACGTGATTGCGTCTGGAAGCCCGCATCTCTGGCCCCGCGCTCAGCAAAGCGAAACAGCCTCGAGACGATACGGTCTATGTCGCGCTGCGTAGGCTGCAGAATTGGCCGTGCTGCCATTCTTGCTGTCCCGCGCTGGTGAAACCTCGCATAAGGCACCGCCGATCCAATGGTGAGCGATTCTGGCAAAGCATCATAGATCTGATCGCCGCCTTTCTGGCCAGCAAGCGAGAAGGACCGCCGGAGCCGCTCAGTCCTGACCAAGATTGGCTTGCCGGGATACCGCTTCGCCTTCCACTTGCCATATCGCTCTGATAGCGGCTGCCACGCTGCTCCGCCTCTGGCCCCCTGCGCGTCGAACTCCTCGAGGGTCGCCCGGAGAAAGTACATATGAATCTCTGGCCACGCTTCGCGAAAGTCACGCACAGTCTCATTGAGCGACTGGAATGCCCGTCGTGACTGCTCCACGCCATCAATGGTTACAGAGAAGTTCATGCGAACATCGCCCTTCCTGCCTTGTAGCCATCCGCGATCATCTGCGCCCTCGGTGGTAGCGGCTGGTTGATGACGGCAATCCCATCGATAGCCACGGCCCGCGCGAAGCCTTGGTCCTTGCTGCGCCAGATATTGGCGATGGTCTCGAGCACGGCCTCTTGCACCTCTTCCGGCGTCTTATCCCAGCCCCACTTGGCCGTCACGCCAACTCTGATGCCAGCAGGCCAGCCCACGTAATCCACCTGGTTGCTGAACTCCGCGAAGAAGTAATCGCGTCGCTCGTTGAGGGCCGCAAAGCTGCTGTAATCGTCGCCGTATCGCCGCGACAAAAAGAACTCACCCGGCGTATTTTGCTGGCTGTTCTTGTACGGATTGACCTCTACCCAGTTCAGCACCGCAAACCCTGTCGGCATTGTGACGATAGGCGCGGGACTTGGCAGGTACGGATCAATCTTGAGGTAATCCGTACCATTGCCCCAGTAATAGCGAATGCTGGCCGTCTGTCCGCTCGACCCTTGGGCAAAGTACCCATCCGGCAGGCTACACGCCGCATCGAAGATCCGCGCCGCCCTGGTCGTGATGCGGATCAACAAATCCTCGTCGGCATCTTGCGACTGGTACACATACGCTCTGACCTGATCGAGTGTCACATAATCACTTGCGGCCATGTCGTCCTTTCGTCACTGCCGGGGTCGGCGGGTATGCCACCCGCTTGTTCCATCGGCCAGCAAAGCCCTGCTCCTCACCTTCATACAGCTCAGCAATGCCGCGCTCGATAAGGAGCTGGGCCACGCCTGGCGGTGGGTTGATCACGTCGCCAGGATTGGCAAGGCCCCACGGCTTTAAGAGCTTAATCTTCATCGATCTTACACTCCTTCGGCTTGCCGTTCTCCGCCCAATCATTCAAGTACTGATGCTTGATCTGCCAGTCATTTGTCGGCCAGGTTGAGACGACCTGAAGATGACCCAACTTGATGTGATTGGCCTGGTAGATCGTCTTATTGTGCTCTCTCCACTTCTTCCAGAAGTAGATGTCGGCGTCAATCTTGTCATCATCCCAGTCACCACTTGGCCCAGGTTGCGACCATAGCCACGGCTTGGGGATGTCCTGCAATGCACGCAACTTGATCAGCGTCATTCCAAAATGACCAGTCTCAATAGGCGTCAGATCCGGCTCAAACTCGTCAAGCGTGGCCGATCTCTTCAACTGCCCGAAGGCATCCTTCATTGTGAACAAGAACTGCTCATTGTTGCGCCGCACCTGGACCGGGACGATAGCGTCCGCATCGGGATACTGCGCCGCCAAGGTCAGCAGCTCGCGCACGTCGTCACCGGTGAACAGCGTGTCATAATCGAGAGCAATTGCCCATTCGATGTTCTGCTCGATCAACACGTTGAGCGATCGCTGAATGCCTTGTTCCCAGAACGCGCCGCCAAACTTGTACAAGGGAATGTTGAACTCGTGTGATCTGAGAGCCTGCCAAGCGCAACCCCAGTGATCATTCCACCCTAAGCGAGGAACGCTCATCACCGCTGCTACTCGCGCTTTGACCTCAATCCGCCCATCGAGCTGCTGCATATTCGATGGCTTCACGCCTTGCAGATTCAGCGAGATCGGCAAGGCCGCGCAATCCTGAATCTCTGAGTCCCACGTCGTCACGTCTGTTAGGCCAACATAGCGCAGCATATCGCGCAGCTTGGCATCGGTATAGACGCTCTTGTGGTAATCGCTGTCATCTGTCTGGCCACCCATCAGCCAGCCTTCCACCGGTGCTGACGGGTCACTCACTCGCGCTACAATTTTCTGCAGATCCGGAACGGCAATCCGCAGACGTCCGCCAGGTTTGAGGACGCGCACCCATTCTTTGAGCACGTCGACCGCCTCGCGATGGCCAAAATGCTCGAGGATGTGAGAAGCGCGAACTTCATCAACAGAGCCATCAGCATAGGCAGGAAGCGGGAAAACCTCCTGCCCAGTCTGACGGTCGAGAGTCGTAAAACCCGGAATCTTTTGCAAGCCTCCACCCAGGTTCAACTTCATTGACTAGACCTCCTTGACCACGTTTGAGCCGTAGCCAGACGTTGACGCCGGATCATTGTCTGATCGGTCAAAAAACGCAATCGCGCTCACTGGTAGATTGCTATTCGTTGAAGCCGTGCCCGGGGTAACCGCAAGTCGCAGATACCGCTTGCGGTTGCCATTGCTACGATCCACGAAGAAGCGTACCGATTCCGACGCTCCGACAGCAGCGGCACCCGTTGACAGCGCGGTGATCTCTGCGAAGTTCGTGACAACGGTGTCATCAGACTCAAGCATCTTGATGCTAGCCGGAGCCACACCCGCTCCCGCAAGTGCGCCCAGACTGACAATCACCTCAACGCTGCCTTCTCCAATGCAGTCCAGATTCGCCGTTGCGGTAGCTCCCGAGGTAACGGTAGCAGGCACCAGCATAACCGTTGATTTGAGTTTCTTTTGATTATTCAATGGATCACCTCCCTTAGGCCGCAGCCGTGATGAGTCCGACGATCGGCCCGGCAGCAGTCGTGTTGCCGACGTCGTGAACGTTGATGTCAAATCGCTCCGTGCCACGGATGGCCAGCTGGTCCTCCGCGAACTTGTACTCCGAGGACAGAGCCAGCGAGAGCAGTCGACGATCGCCAAAGGTCGAGCCAAGACGGAAGTTGCCGAGCAGCGCACAGATCTGGCTGTTGGCCTCCGTGGTCGGCATCACCTGGCTGAGGACGACAGGGTAGCCAAGGAACCGCGGCACACCACCATTGGCGATGTCGACCACCGTGTTGCCGCCCGCGGCCGTCTGCAGCTTGTGGGCAACCGTGTCAAAGAAGGTCGCGCTCATGATCCACACGGCACCATTGCGAGCGTAGAGCGGGAGCTTGCCGAGGACGCCGTGGAAGTCGCCCAGGACAATCTCCGAGTAGGCGTTACCGGTGGCGACCTGAAGCCCCTTGATGTTGGCGATAGTCGAGTCCACAGCACGCAGCTTCGACCGCACGCCAGTGATGCCGCCATAGGTCGAGGTTCCATCACCGTTGAAATAGCACTCATCCTCTTTCTGGCTGAACGCGTAGGCAATCTCACCGGCAAGGTCGTCACCGATGGAGATCATCGCGTCCTCGTTCAGCTCGCTTGACCAGAGGGTCAGGGCAGCAAGCTTCTTGGCGACCAGGTTGATCTGATCCCAAGTTTTGTCGCTGTTGGTGATCGTGGCAGCCTCACCGACGAAGTAAGCCGTCAGGCCACCCACGCGGCGTGGAATCGTGAGCGTATCGGAGGACATCGGGACGACTCGCGCCACCTGACGGGCCACGCCGTAAGTCTCACGCAGATCGATGATGTCCGTCGAGAACTCCGGTGGGACAAGGTATCCGCCGAGGTAGTTGGTACCCTCGCTCAGAGCCTTGGTCTGGATGCCGTTCTGATCGCACCACGCTTTGCTGGCCGGATCTCCGACAACCGCACCCTTGAACCACTTGCCGAAGCGGTAAGCACGCTCATCGGCCGACTTGCCAGCCACGGTGCCCTTGAAGTTTTTAACCTTGCTCACCCGCGAGAACTCGATGGTAGGCGCGGGGATCGTGTTGTCCGCCTTCGTGCTTGGCGTTCCACTGTGGCTATACGTGATTACGCTTGATTTCATTGCCTCGATCTCCTCGAGCTGCTTGACCTCGGTCTGCAGCGTGGCGATCTGCTCATTTCGGCTCTTGATCTCCGTCAGCTTGTCAGCGGGGATCGCGGTCACATCCGGATGAGCGTCGAAGGCGGCTTTCTGCGCCGTCTTCAGGCCATCCAGCTCAATCAGCTTTTCCTGAAGTTTCGTCATAATGCTCCTATGCTATCTGCAGTTTGAGAAATTCAACATAAAGGGTTTTGGCATCCTGGCCATACTCCATTTCAGGCTTGCCTGGCTCGTCGTCCTCATCGTCGCCCTTGGGCTTGTTGCCCAGCTCCTCCGCCATTTTGCGAAGGCGGCCACAGGCTTTCTCGAGGTCGTCGGCCATCTCCGCGCACATTGTGCCGTGCGTTGGAGAACCCTTTCTGCCTTGCGATTTGCGGAGTTCGGAGATTTCCTTGATCCGCGTTTCGAGTCCCTCAACCGCAGTCAGCACGGCGCGGGAATGCTCAGCGAACGTCAAACCAGTCAGCGATTTTGCGTCCATGATAATTGCCTTGTCGTTAGCCGGTACCGTCACCGGCGAGTATTCATACAGCTTCAATTTCTTGAGCAGGTAAACAACGTCCCGCCCATCATCGTCAAACTTGGCGAGGATCTGCATCTGTTTATCAACTGGCAGCCCATAAGCGGCGATGGTATTGGCCAGCCCAGCACGGTCTACAACGTCATAATCAAGCACCTGGTAGCCAATCGACAGCCGTTTGACCACGCCATCGCGGATCAACGTCATGGCATCTATACCCTTCGCCGTGCGGCTGATGCGCGATCTAGTGAGGAGACCATAGCCATCCTCTTTGGCTTCGACAGGTACGCCGATTGGGGTCATCCAATCATGCTGCCAGCAGACGACGCCATCAGCGAGGAAGCGGGGAATGTCAGACGTGAACGCGCCTGGAAGGATCATGTCACCGGTAGAGTCGATGTTCAGGATACCCGCAGCATAGCCTACAAACTCACCCGCATACTGGCCGCTATCCATCATCTCCGCCTGCTTTACCTCAAAGGCCAGCGTTTTTCGTTGAATGTCGTCAAACCGCTTTTCCATTAGTCTCCCTCATCCAATTTGTCCATTCGCTTCACCTTTGCTTTGGCCCAGGTATAGCCCGGATCTCCACCCCACAATGCCCACGCAATGCGCCCCGCTGACGGAAAGCCATCTTCACCAGGGGAGAAGCCTTGCCCCTGCTTGTCGACCTCGTGGCGCGAGAAGAAGCTATACATGCGCCGCACGGTTCGTGGAGAAAGCTCCTTGCCGTTGCTGATGTCCCGCGCTCTGGCCACGCCCACCGCAGTGCCGCCAC